ATCGCCATTTATCCCTGCATTACCATTCCGAATAAAAGTAGTAGAGATTGAATCCCCATCAGCAAGAGAACCTGCATGAGAAACGTAGGCAACATTGACAGCTGTATACCCAGTCTTGGAAGTGTTAGCTGCTGTAATTCTAAAGAGAGCATAGACAGCTGCATTAGCTTTCTTAACAATATAGATAAAGCCACGGTCAGCCGTGGTTGTGGAGTCATCCCACTGAGAGACAAAGGTTGCGATACTAGCGCCATTTGCATCTACATCATCTACATAGACAATGGTTGCACTTCCCGTGGCACCATTAAACCAAACCTTACCAGCCCCCTGATCCACATCAGTCTGCAGAGACTCAAAAGTCGTTGTCAGACCAGGTATAGCTCCAGAGGCGGCATCAACATAAGACTTGGTAGCAACGTCAGATGCAGCAGAAGGCTCAGCAAGATTGATGATGTTGTTGGAGTTCATATCCAGATCAGCAGAGAGAGAGTTAGGAGCCGTCCCGTCCCTGCTAAGCGTATTCTCCACCGCCGCCTCAACCAATGCCATATTAGCATTGATCAGAGTGATAGCAGAAGTCTCATTAGAAGTAAGACTTGTCAGATCTGAGAGAGTAAGCTTAGGCATCATATTCCCCTAGGCTACATCCATAAGAATGGTAACCTTCATATCTACATCATTTGTACTAGCACCGCTTGAGATAACCTCAAGTGCTTGTCCAGCAGTGAGTGTGTTTGCGCCAGAAGGAGTGGAAGAGTCCACGTTACCAGCAGCAGAACCTGATTGAGTAATAGTAATTGCGCCACTTGTGACCAGCGTACCACCAATTTCAAAGGTAATGCCGCAGTTAGCCGTGGCAATTGCACCATCAATGACAGTGTAAATCTTTGTAATATCCCCGGCCAGACCAGGGACAAAGAACTGGGAGCTTGCTGTGGATATGTTCTCAAACTGGAAGGGACCAACCACAACAATATTTGAGTTCTTAATTGAAGAAGTATTAATCTGAGCCGCTGCAATCTTCTGCCAAGTTCCTGACCCAGACCCATTAGCTACGTAGACGAAGTTAACAGATGTAGCAGCAACCCCCTTAGGCTCATGAAGAGATGCTCCGGTCAGAGTAGAGTGTTTGACAGCCATCTATTTCTTCCTCTTCTTGCCAAAAACACCAGATCTTGCTGGATTCTTCTTTGGCTCTGAAGGCTTCTTCTTATGAAGCGCCACTGTTTTCTTAGTGTTAATAATGCCGGTACGACTACGAACAATATTCTTTGACGTTCCGACAGACCCTCTGATCTTCTTGACTGTGACTTTAGCCATCTTCTACCCCCTGAGAATCGGTGGGAAGGCTCCTTAACCCTCCCACCAACCTTACTCCCTTACACGTTTTTGGAGTAAACGATAACCAGACGAGCAGCACCAGCCGAAAAGAGTGCTGTACCCCACTGGACAGAGACATACAAGTCCCTGTCACCAGTACCTGCAGGCGTGGTACCAACCAAGGCACCATTACAGGCAATCTTATCATCGATAGCGTCGATAGCCGCTACAGCAATCGCAGCATCAATACCATCAGCATCGTTGACACTGAAGGTACCGTCTCCATCGTCGTTCCACAGACCGATATTGAGGGTAGACGAAGACCCTGCAAAAGCAGTCTTAACATATAGGGTGGCACTCTCTATGAAGGACCCCGAAGGAACCCCGGCCAGAGGGTGTGTACCAACAACTGAGTCAGTATTTGAGATGTCAGCAAAGCCAAAGTCAACTACTAACTCTCCCTTATCACCCATCGTAGATAGACGGCCCATCTTCGCAGCAGTCCCTTTCTCAAGACCGAAACGAACATTAAGGCCATCATTGTTAGTCCAAAACTCATTCGCGCTCATGATGACCTCCTTTAGACCTGATCAGTGTCAGTGAGACAGCACACCAAGTTCTCTGGGCGGAAAAGCTTGACGCCATAACGAGCAGTCGTCACGTACTCTTCCCGCTGGAAGTCCTTGTTGTACTCCGAGTCCACCTGCGGCATCTGACGCCATGCACCAACGAAGGGCAGAACATCAGAAACAGCCGAGAAGAACATGTTGGCCTTGCCAGCAGCAGTTGTGACAGAGTCAACAGTCTCGTTCGCATCCGCCAGATAGTTACTGGTGTATACGTCGAAGCCGTACACGTTAACCACAAACTTCATGCCCGTGGCTACGCCCTGACTAATGACGCCTTCCCATTTAGGGTTATTCGACACACTAGTCAAGTTCGTAAGCGTGTTCAGCGTATACTCTACCGAGGGGTCAACCACAGCAATGAGATTCGCGTCAGGAACGTTCGCCTTTTTCAAGGAAAACCGCGCCTTGGCGAAGTCAGCAACCGTGATAACCTCGTTAGTACCCGAGCCAACAAAGCGATGCGGCGCACCGTTAATGTTGTTCAGGTTAGCAGACGTCTGCTCACTTTCCAGGGCAAAGATATCAGTTTCCACAGTCTCCATGATTGAGCGGCCCTGCTTAGGAACGAAAGCAGAAACCAACTGATTCATGTAGAATGAATCCTGCTTGGCCTTGTTAGTAATGTACGTGCCCGAAGACTTGTACTTGTTGATCGTGAACTGGAACTCACCAGTATCCAATGCACGATATTCAACGGCAGTATCTTCAGTGTAGTCATCAGTCTGCGCCTGACCAATGGACGGAATAGTAAACGTAGTCCCATCAGGGAACTCCGTCATCCAGTTAACGTAGCCTTGGGACTGCAATTCGTCTTCCAAGACCTCCTTAAGCTGGCTCGACCAAACCTCAGACCGAATGAGGTGACCGATCTGCGCGGTAGTATGCGCCATTGACTTCTCCTATGCTTGAATTGTACCGAACTTATCACCTTGTTCTTGTCGTGATTTAAAGAGAAGATTCTGGGTTTCAGGTTTCCAATAACGCGTAGGATCTGTCTTCCTCATGTTTTCGAACCATGCCCAAGAGTTCTCAGTAGCCAAGGGACCTTGTCCTCCCTCTGTGGATATACTCCCCGTAGATAATGTAGGGGCCACAGCAACCTTCTTCAAATCTAAACCAAGAACGTTATAGAAAGCGGCAGGACTCTTTGAAGCAACGTCTTTCAGATACTCAGGTGATAGACCAAGACTAGAAGCCTTCTCATCAAAGACCTCCTTAGCCCTATCGCCATAAAGTGCCCTCATCTTCACATCAACTTCAGAAACGTTCTGCTCTGCGGTCTTTGCAGACTCTCGCTTTTCAATTGTCGTCTCAACAAGATTAGTGACTTCGTCCGAATTTAAGCTAAGAGTGGTATTCTCCACAGCTTCCTTCGTGGCGTTTTCCTCACGAATCTTCTCTAACGTGTCCGCTGCGGTCATACGCGTATCAAGGTCAGATCGCAATCCAGCGTTCTCTGTCTTCAATTGTTCGATGAAAGCATCCGACTCCATCTTACCCTTCTCAAGGTCTCCCACAGTCTTAAACTTCTTACCATCACCAACCAATTCAGAAGAATACGATATCTCGTTTGCTTCCGAATTGGTAGTTTCACTTGCGTTAAAGATGCCCTCAGCCATGGTCAGTCTCCTATGTTGGTCAGTTTACGAAGGTCTTCCAGAGTCCTGATAGTCCCGTTCTGGTCTGCTTGTCTATAGGCCCAGCCGGGAGACTCGTAGTCAGTCTTAGTTGATCTTTTAGCTATAGTCAGCTTCATATCAATAATCTCCGTTAATCTCCCTAAGAGATCTGTGGAGTTCCTAACGTATTCAGCAAACTTGTTTCTATCCTTTGGGTCCTTGATATGCGCGGTCCACGCATCCAGATTCTTCATATTGGCTCTTCTTCAGGAATCGGGGCACTTGCAGCAGCAGCCTCCTCATCTAGAGATGCTGCCCCTGTATTGACCAGTCGCTGTGTCTCCAGCTGCTCGGCCACTCTGATGTTCTCCTGCACCAGACCAAACCTTTCAATATCCAGAAGCTCTTCAATAACCTTTGCAAGCTTGACTCCTGAGATATGCATGTTGACTGCAGGGTCTTGCCCGATAGAAGAGTTGGTAAGGTTCACAAGGTTCTGGAACTTGTTAGCCCTGGCAGCAAAGTGTCTGGCACCAACAGGCCTTAGTTTACCTCTGGCAGCAAGGTCTTCAGGGGTAATCGTTTCGAACAGTGCCGTACCAAACTCATCGTCAAGGGTTCTGACAACATCCGATAGTTCCATGTTACGTCTGGCCTGCTCAAGCATATCATTCATGAGAGGCTCTAGATAGTTTAGCTCAAAGTACTGAATCTTATTCTGGAAGATCCTTGACGAGGCGTTGTCCAGGGACTGTACCTCAAAGGCCGTCTTCTCTCCTGGCGTCCGGATACCCATCGCTTGCCTAGGAGCGCCAGCCATGTCCTCCATACGAGCTTCAAGGAGGGCTATCTGTGTATCAGCATTAAGGGCAGTCGTATCAGGCCTCAGGAAATCAACATCCCCTTCATCACCAACATAGATCCTTGCTCCTGGCTCAAACTCCCAGTCTTCGACAAAGCCCCTTACCTTGGCAATTGGATAAGCAATCTGATCGAATACGTCGGCCTTCAGATTCTCAAGGTGATCAATTCTGTACTGCATCCCCACCAAGTTATCCAGTGGACCCATTGCCCATAGGTTACCTGGACGGAGTCTCCAGCCTGCATGTCGCATAGACTGTCCACGCCATGACGGATTAGCAACCTTCCTAATAACATGGATACGATCAACGATAGTGACTACATGGTTCTTCAGGAGGACTTCTTTATCAATGTCCCACAAGTCCCCATGGAACTCAAGGATCTCAACATAGCCTGACTGGTAGTACTCCAGAATAGA